GCACGTAATAGACGCCCGTGAAGTAAGGAGGCATCGTGTTATGCGCTGCTGCCTTGTATTTGTCGGCATAGAACGAAAACGAGGAGGCGTCGGCATCAGTGTTCACCACGCCACCAGCCACGGACGTAAGTCCAATGCTCGCCTTGGTGTCGTTCGATTTCCCCATGACGTAGCTGTTGTCGCCATTGCCGCCTTGGTTGTTCGCCGACGCCGGATATTTCGAGGCGTCCAAATCTGACGCACCACCGCCTGCAATGCGGTTCACTTGGTCGGATGAGAACTCAAGATGCTGGTGGGGCGCAATCTCATCGACGGTCAGCACATGGCTTTCCTCGCCGCCAGTTGTTCCATAAGCGTGACCGCTGCTTCTCCCGAGCAGAAACTTGCCTTGCAAATCAGGCACTCGAAAATCGGTGGCGTCGTTATCCCCAACTTGCTTGTAGGCCAATCCGTAAACCGCAAACAGCCGAGCGTAATCGGTCTGTAGCAGCCTTTGATTGTTCGCCTCAAGCCACTGAGCGCCGTCGTCAGGCGTCGGGTCGGTTAGCGTTTTTGGATGCCACACGACCGTTCCAATCGGGGTGATGAAGGTCAACAGGTCGCCGATGAAGCCAACGTTCAGCTTGCCGTCAGGATCGGTGAAGAAATAATCCAGCAACGCCCGCATCTTGGAATTGTTCAGCAGCTTCTCTTGGAAGGCGTCGCACAACGCTTGGCCGGGTGTCTGGTTCTCGAAATCTGAGGATGTGATGGGGGATGACATAAATTACGGGGAAAGCGCGTTGGTTATCCAGATGTCGTATTGCGCGTTGCATACGTAGTTTGAAAGCGTGAGTGTGACGAGATTTGACTGCGGTATGGTGACGGTCGCTGTCCATGTGTAGTCGTAACCAGACGACGGGTTTCCGCGTGACAGATTGGTGACTACCTGACCGTTGTAATACAACACCGCAGCATGCGACCCAAAACCGCCCAACAAGTCTGACATTCTGCCTGACAAATTGAGAGTCGTGTTAGTCGTGTTGTTGCAGAAGAAAAATGAACCCGTTGATTCTCCGCAGTGACCAGACGGTCCAATTGAGTCATGGGCATGAATCCAGTTTCCACCCTGAGACACAGCGAAAGGATTGCTAACTATTGGCGCGTGCCCGAGTGAATCGACGTGGTTTGTAATCCCGTCACACAACAACTGAGCCGCTGAACACGCCGTGCCAGTAAATGCAGGCATCTGCACCGATTGCGTGGCGCAGGCAGAAGACACCAGAACCCCGTCCACATAGAGCGCAGAGCATAGGATTATTGATCCACTGTCCACGTACGCAACATTCTCAACTGGAGTGCAGGTTTGAGACGTGGAGTTGGTATCGAAAACCGCGACATAAACTGTCCCCATCGAAACGCACGATCCTGACGTGACGGAGAATGTGAACGAATCTGCACCGATGTAGCTGGATGCAGGCGTGTACGTCGCGGTGCCATTCACGGAATCAACGCTCGAAAGCGTTCCGTGCGCTGGTCCAGACGTGACCGAAAAGGTGCCTCCAAAGCCGTGCATCCACGCCGGGCCAGCGTTATTTTCAGCAATCGAAAGCACACTGTTCGCAGCAGACGTGCCGCATTTTGTTCTCGTTCCCACCCATCCCAGTTCAGCGTGCTGAAAAGGTTGAGCAACGGCAGAGATGCACAATAGCAAAATCAATGTTATTGACCGAATGTGGTCCATAATGTCGATAGCGTTGAGTTGCTTTGGATCGTCATCCTAAACTCGTTCCCGTTCGTCAATGTCAACTGATACGAACCGTTGGCGTAGGTCAGGCCGTTAGTGGAAATGTGTGGAAAATTGGTCGGCATCTGAATCAACCGATTGCCGCCCGAGGCAACCACATTAAACGACAGCATCCGCCACTTATCGCAGTTCGTGATACCAGCAAACCGAACATCATTGGTTGCCGTCAGCGTGGCGTAAACCAGTGGCGTTCCGGCAGCGTTCGATTTTCCGAAGTCGAGCCAGTAAATGTTGCTCGGATTTCCTTGAGCCACAGGCAGCATGTCAAACCCATCCAGCGTCGCCGACACTTTATCGGGTGCGGGGTGGCGAATCACGGCGTTGATGTTGTTTGAGTTCGCAATCCATAGATTTGACGGGTAGCAAATCTGGCCGTTCGTGAAGACCATGACCGACAGCTTCTCGGCAGCGTTCGCCGAGATTGCGAGCAGGAGTGCTGAGATGATGGCGATGGTTTTCACGAGTCAGCGATGGAGAACACTCCGTTTTTGACGCGAATCACCACGCACTTTTGGGTCACGCTGTCTTTCAGCACGATGGCATTCGTCGAACTGCACACGGTCGGCGTCGGGGCAGGCGTTTCTGACTGGGCAGGAGCAGCCGTGATTTGAATCACCGGCACGCCGTCCTGCAAAACGATGTTCATTCGGTAGTAGTTGTTGTCAGCCGTGCAGAGAACATCCACGTTGACGCAGGAGGTGTTGTCGCAAATCGTTTTGTCCGTCGAATCAATCGCGCCAACGTCGAAACCTGGATTCGCCGCGCCGTCAACTATCGTCAACGCGAGGTGGTAGAACTTTTCGTCGTCGGCCATCAGGTTCATGCTCGCAGTCCTGATGGTTTCAAACGTCACTTCCGGTTTGCCACCGGGACTGCCGCTGCCTTCCACCATCTGCACGACCTCGCCGTCGATCAGCAACGCTCCGAAGTTGTAAAATTTGTTGTCGTCAAGGCACATCACCCACAGGTTCGAGAAAAAGCTGTCAGTCGGGTCGTAGGAGCATTGCAATGACCACGGAAACACGGAGGCTGGCATGTGAATCCTCGGCAGAATCCCGATGTCCTCAATCGGCAACTCCATCTCGGTGTCATTTTTTGTGTCCAGTTGCAGGCCGGAAATGGATTCACGCCACTCGTTCAACATCATCGCGTAATCGCTAGTGCTGCGATCATCCTTCCCGAGCGACTTCATCCTTAAATAGTTCTCCAGCGCGGTTTCGACCTGCGCCTGATACTTGCCGTAGTCGAATCCGTCGTCCGCATCGTATGCGGTCTTGGAGCCTTGATACTCGACACCGACTCGCTCGTTGGAATCAATGTGAGGCAGGAGAATAATCTGGTCTTTGTCGATGCAGAACAGGCCACGCTCGGCTCGGTAGCCTTTGTCCATGGAAGAATCGGCGTTGAACAGGCCGAATTCGTAGGGCGTCAGGTTGGGGTATTTCTGAAGGCGAGCGCGTTGGGCAGTCAGCCGGTCAATGTCCTCTCGCGTGCAAGGATCGTAATAAACGATGTCCTTGAGCGTCTTGGAGTTGAACGTGTAAAGGCGTTTGACCTTGCCACGAGGCTTGCAGATGACAGTGGTGCCCTGACGGTAGAGCGTGCTGGCGTAGGGATAGAGCCGCTGTTGACGACTCTGGAGATACGGCACCCACCGCTGTGCTTCAATCAAGCCGTCGAGGACTCGTTTCTCGTAAACGGCCCTCAGATTTTGAGCGATGCCTTCGGGAAACGAGCGGCCAAGAACGGTTGTAATGAGGTCATTATACGTCACTTGTCAGGCGGGAAAACACCCGTGGCGGTGGCGGGTTTGTCCGTTTTCGCGACGGCAGGCTTATCCGCAGCAGCCGATTTTGAGGGCTTTTCGGATTTTGTTTTGGGGGATGGATTCTGCAACTGCTCCACCGTTGTTGAAACCCCCGGCATCCACTCCTGCTTCGGCGATTTGCTCGCGGAATTTTTTTTTAAGTCATCGAACGTCGCTTTGTCGATGATCGTCACTCCACCCTTTTGCTCCTCGGCGTATTTGGAAAGTTCGGAAATGGTCAAGGCGTCGGACGTTTCCAGCACGCCGACATTCCAACCGGCAGGCACCCACGGAATAGGTTTGCCGTTGGACAATCGAAGCTCTGTGGTCAGAACAATTTTCTTGAAATAAGCAGTTTCAGCCATAATTGGGTCATTTGGTCTTGGGCCTGAACTGTTATTGAAGGCGGGAGAGGGTCAGACCCGGACTCCCCTCCCGCCAATTGGTCGGTGGACCAACGATGTTTACTGGTCGAAGCCAGTGATGTCGAAGTTCTCCCATGCGGCTTGCGAGATACCGCATTCCGTAATCTGGGTGAACGTCTCCCAGTAATGCTTCACGCGCTGCTGAGGCACCACGAGCGGGCCGCAGAGCAACGAGGAGTCAACGCGGGCGATTTCTTGCGCCGTGCCGGTTTCCATCGTCAAGGTGCCGCTGTCGATCAGGCCGCGATAGCTCGCGCTCCAGTCGGGGCAGAACATCAGCGAGGCAATCGCCTTATAGGCGTCCGCAGTCGCGGCGTTGTCACCCGCAGCCAAAGCCGCGTCGCGAGCCGCCGAAACATAATCGTCGAGCGCGTCGTGAGTCACCAATCGCAACTGAACATTCGGCCAGTCGAGGTCGATGGTGTACCAAGTGAACCCGAGGCTGTTCGACTGCGCGTTCATGTTGATACGCATCGTGTCGATGGATTTCTCCTTGAAGTAGGTGACGTAAGCCGCGACGAGTTTTTCGCGCACATCGCTCGGCAGCCAGAGTTCCAGCACCTTGCCATCCTGACCACGCGCCTTACGCACGCGGAGGATGTTGTAGAACTTCTTGTGCATGTCGGACAACTTGATCTTGAGACCGAGGGCGTCCACGAGGGCCGGGATGCCGAGGTTGTCGGTGCATTCGGCCAACTGTTCGAGGTATCCAATCGCATTGGCTCGACGGCATTGATAGCGGCCAGTCCACGAATAGGTCGGGGAGTTGGCATCGCCAACGAACCACGCCACTTTTTCCAACTGGTCAACTTTCTCGACCGTCTGATTGACGAGCGCCGGATTGCTCAGGAACGTGTTGACGAGGCGGTTGTCGTGATCTTCCATCACCTGACGCGCATACTCGACCGAATCCACGTCGCCAAACGCGGCGAACAGCGGGTTGTTTTCGGAAATGAGCTTGACGTATTTTTGGTACTGGTCGTCCTCTTTTATGTTGAAACGAGACTGCTGGAGCCAGAAAGGCTTCAACTGTTTCATGTTCAAACCAGGGATGTTGTCGCAGAAGGCTTCCGCCGTGGTCACGTTGGGAAGGCCGCGAGTGAGCACGCCGCGAACGACATTGGAACGCTTGTAATGCGTGTTGTCGTAGTTGTAGAGCGGGTCATCGACGTTGCTGCCGATGTTGTCCATGAAGATGACGAGGTTTCCGGCCACGATGGCCGCGTCCTTGACCTGATACGAGGACAGCACTTTGCCGCCCGTGCCAGCGTCTTTGCCGAGGATTGTCACCACGCTGCGAGCGCCGAACCAGCGGGGGTCTGACGGAATGCTCTTGGAACTTGCCACAATGCCCTTCCACTGGAATGTAGCGCCGAGGTTTGGGGTCAGTTCGCCCGCTCCCGCAGCCGTGCCGGAAGTGAAATTCCAGTGCTGGTTATTGATGGGGTTCGTGACCTCCATCTTGATGTACGGCAGAACGTCGGTGAGGTCGGACTTGGCCTTGATCTTGGTCATCTTCTCCGCGTCGATGACTTTGGTGCCCGCCATTTTGATCCAGTCAGCGAAACCGTTCACCTTGGCCTGACACGCCTTGCCGCGAAAATCGGCTTCAAACATGGGACCAATGAGACGCCACAAAGCATTCGCCTTGTCGCGGTAGATGGTGTCAGCCTGAGAAGGCTTGGTAGGCTCGATGTTGACCAGCGTCATGCCGTCAATGCGGGAAGCATCGACGCCAGCAGCGAAGGTACACTTGCCGATGAAATTTGCGGAAATTGTCGTGTCAGACATGATTTAATTGCAAGGTATGCCAACCAGCCTACATCGGCTCGCCGCTGCACCGACAATCGGAAATCAGCGTGGGAATACTCAGCAATTAAACCTAACGAACGCCCAGCAAACCACCAACTGCACTGACACCGTTGACCACTGGAGCAGGAGCGACACCTCTTGCGGGAGGTGTAGGTGCCCCGCTGGAAACACTAGGAGAAACCAATGATGGCGCGGGTGACGACGGTGTTTGCGACTGTGACTGAGGTGTCACTGGTGGCACTTGGGGTTTTTGATAACCGAGACGTTTCGCGCCACGCTCGATAATTTCCATTTGATTTTTCGCCACATCTCTCACGCGGGCCGCAGCTTCGAGGGCAAGGTAGTTGACAAACTTGTCCTTGGTCGTGGTGAAGAAATCACGCTGCTTGCTCGGCGACAGTTGCGAATACTCGGCGAGTGGAAGCCACGACCGACCTTTGTCGTCAACCAACTGGTCGCGGTGGGCATCCAAGGTTTGCTCGAATCTTTGAAAGGCTTGCGCGGCCACCGTATGCGTCGCGTTGTTTTGATCCATGGCGACGGCACCGTCCCACAGCAATGAGGCTGCGTGAACCACTGGCGCGACTTGTTCCTGCACCTGTCCCGCAATTTCAGCCTCCAAAGGATTCGTCTCGCTCCACTCCTTGAAACTCTGCGGCGTCACAGGTCCGTTCGCGAGTGTGGACAGCAGCGACCCTTGGAATTGATCGACGGACTGCGCGGCGGCGGGAGTAGCCTTGAGATTGCTGATTGTCTTCTCGGCCTCCTCCAGCTTCGGTTTAACGCGCTTCTCGAACCGCTGGTTGAACTTGATTTCAAATCGGGCTTCCTCCAAGTCCTCAGGGTCAATCTCGACGTCGGGATTGTTGCGGTTGTAGAACGCGGCGTGCTGCGGGTCTTCGGCATTGAACACTGGCGGATTGGCGGGATCGAATTTCCCCTCGGCAATCTGCCGCTGCTGCTCGTTGCGCTCCCAATTCTCGGCGTACGCCAATTCCTTCCGCGCAAAGTCGGCATACTTCTCAGCCGCCTTTTTCGTGATGCCCTTGTACTTGTTCGGGTTCAGGGACTCAAGCTGCTCGAACACGGGCCGCATATTGTCCAACGCGGGCGGCAATTCAACCGTGGCAGGCGCGGTGGGTTCAGATTTCGGCTGAATCGCTTTGGCAACGGCGGTCGCGGTCGCTTCGGCAATCTGCGCGGCGGTCAAAGGTTCGGCTTGCGGCTTCGGCTTGCGGACCTTGAGCGGGGTTGGTGCCAGTGCGGCGGTGGCAGCAATCGCGGCAGGCTCAGTTGCCGATGGTTTATCGGGGGTTGGAGCGGGCGTGGGTTCAACCTTTAAGGAATCCTTAATAGTTGCGGCGGCTGGCTCTTTCTCGGCCTTATGCGACTTCTTAGGCGTCGCTCCAAGCAACGCCTTCACAGCCGAATCCTGAGCCACTACGTCGGCAACGTCAGGCTTTGAGACAGGAGCAGGAGTCGGCGCAGGCACACTCGGGGTCGGTGCAGTCGGTGCGGGTTCGGGGGTAGCGACAGGGGTAGCGGGAGTGGTCTTGGTGTCTTTGGACATAATTGATGTGGTTATTTGTTTAAAATTTTATCCAGACGTTCTTTTGCGTCTTTTGGAAGGATGGGGGCCGTGATGATGTCCATAGCCAATCTCCACCCCTCAAATGATTCCTCGTGCGAGTGCGATTCGGAATACCTGCCGTTTAGAAACCTGCGAAGGCAATCCTCGTTGCAGAAGTCGAAGCTGCCACGACCAGTCGCTGTTCGCGTTTCTAGCAGCAACCGGGCAATTCCTCCACAAAGCAGAAAGGAATCATTGTCATGCACCTTCCCGCAATGATCGCATTTGGTTTGGTCAATTTTCATTTTTAGATTTAATTAGGTCTGAAATCGTAAGGCAAAACGCGCATATGGCCGCCGCGACTCCTATTGCAGCGATTAAATCAGATAGGCAGATATTGTGGTAATGATACCTCGCAAACAATTTGGACGTGAACAGAATAGGGAGGGCCACAATGGCCAAATATAACTGGCATCGCGTTTTCATTTACAATTCCCCCATACGCGAATCCTGCGAGATATGTCTTCCCAAATTATATCCACCACAATTTCATTAAACAGTCGGACAGGACCAATTCGGTTGCATATACAGAATGGTGCCAAAATCATAATCAACGACATTGTAAAGCTGGCGGCGAATGATATGGATGCGATCTTTAGCAAGTGAATGGAGTAGTGCAAGGGTCTTGGTTTTGTGTGTAGTTATTCTCGGTCGATGGTGATTTTCTCCACGACTTTCAGATGCCTGTTTTCGAGCAGGTCTTTCTGAATTTCGTCGAGTACGGTGAGGAAAATGGATAGGCGAGACATGGCAAAAACTGCCTCGTTTGCGCCTTGGTTGATCGCTCCAGTTTGCATGAAGCTCTCCGAGTTGGCGGTGGTTGTCTCGCCCACCAAAAGCAGTTGCTCGGCAATGCGCGACTTCGCGACCTCGCGGAGTGTGTTGCAAGTGTCGCTTTTGAGAAATATTGCCAGTTCGTCAGCTTTAGGCTGTGGCAGGGTCTTGAGGTCTGAGCGGAGGATTTGCATTTGGTAAAACTTGTGGCGGCATCACTGGGCCAGTGGGAGGCATAGGCGACTGAATTGGCGCGGTCGGAGGCTGTAGCAGTTGCAACAACGGGGTGAGTCGCTGAACAACTTCTCCCTGCACTTGCTGACCCTGCATCAATTTTTCAATCGCCTGCTTGGTCTGCATGAATTCCTGAGTCGTCGGGGCAACGACCTGCTGCTTGATTTGCTGGTCCACGACTTGCACGGCTTGCTGGACGATTTGCTCTTTGGCCTGCTCCAACATTTGAATCATCGCCTGTTGCTGCTCCTGTGGGGTCTTGGCAGCGTCAGGATTGGCCACCTTGAGCCGGAAGTCGTCGGGCAGTCCAATCATCTTCCAGACGTAGTTGAACAACTGGACGAACTGGGGAGCGCCGATGGTTTGGAACAGGATGGGGTTCTGCGCGACTTGCCCGAGGTTCTGGAGCATCGCGATGCCAACCTTGGAATCGTTGAGGCGATTGACGCCTTCCCGGTCGGACAAGAACGTGTCCATGACGAGCGCAGCCTTCTTGCCTTTGACTCCAAAATGCGTATTCGCGCCGTCGCCTTTTTCAATCTCGAAGCCAAGTTTTTCCAACGCCGCCTGACGCTCGGGAGTGAGGTCGGCGACTTCGGCAAACACTTCGTCAGAGCCGTAGCAATAAAACGCCGTGTAGAGCAGTCGCTTCTTCGCCGCCCACGCGGAGTCAATGCCGGTGCCCGTGAATTCAAGGTTTACCGACGTATTCTCGTTTGCCACGGAGACTTCGGTGGCGGATTGCTCATGGCTCGCAGGGGCGCCGACTTCTTGCGGGGAAAAGCCGAGCATTCGCTCGACGGCCATGAGCGTCATGCTGATGTTCGCCGAAATGTCCTGAACATTGACCTGCGGCGTCTGCATGGTCGTCACAGCCTCGCGCTGGTCGCCACGGTCGCCGATCTGAAAGCTGTTGTGCTTCTTGGAATATTTGAGCCAATTGATGCCCTGATACAGCTTGTCCTTCATCCTGCCAAGGATGTCGATCTGGTCTGCTGGCATGATGTCGGTATTGACCCACGCGACACGAAGCATGTTCTGCTTCACCGACATGAAGTGCTGCGTCAGGAAATTTCCGAGGAGTTGCGCGAACGGCGTCAACTGCAACCCCATGCCCGAAGGCACGGTCTTGTTGGCATCGTAGCGGTCGAGATAAACGTAGCCAGGGGTGTACGCTATCGGCTCGCAGTAGATGCAGGAATTGAAATTAGCGTAGATGAACCGCATCCACACCGGCTTGTCGTAGTCGAACAGGTTGTGATCCTTCGGAATCACCTTGTCGAACAACACCGCCAGCGTAATCGTCGCGTCATCACTGTCTTTCAGGAATGACGACTGCTCTTGGGAGATTCGGTCAAACTGGTCCTTGGTCTTGAGGTCGCGCAGGACGGGTGGCAACTGAACGGTGCATGGGTAAAACGATTGGAAGATTCGCCACGTCGCCGTCGAGAAAAGGTCGTAGCCGCCGTAGGTGATTTTGTCGGTGTTCCAGTACAGTGGATTATCGCGCACGTCGGCCCACTTCAAAATGTCCCAGTAGCCGAAATAGCTGCAACCAGTGTCGGAGTTCAGCGTATAGAGCGGGCAACTGCGGTCCCAGAAATGACGCGACGGGTGTGGAATGACGAATCTCACGCCCTCGCGCTTTACTTTCGTGACAGTCTTACCGTTGTCGAGCGTGTCATATTCCTCGCGATGATACGCCTCCTTGGGGAAGTTGAAGCAAGTGCCGTAATAAAGCATCTGCTTGAAGCTCTGCTTGTCGTCGTCGGCGTACCCCATGTCCGAGGTCATGCGCTGCACACGACTGGTCACGACATCTGCCGTCACCATGTCATTCAGCGTCATCCTCCCCGGCGCATACTTGTAACGCGGAAAAAGATTGCGGTCGTTGAACAGCTTGCCCGCCCGCATGTCGCAGTAGCACTGAACCATCGGCAGGAACACTTGCTCGAAAAGGGGCTTGTTGAACGTCAGGATAGGCTCACGACGCTCATTCAGCAGCATCGTCTCCTTGCCATCCACGACTTGAAAGACTGGCTCCAGCAGCTTGTCCAAGTTGAAATCCTTGAATAGCTGCGAAATCTCCTCGTCGGTTTTGCCCATCGCGGCCAGCATCCGAGCTTGGATGTTGGGGATGTTGTCTTGAGCGGCTTCCAGAGAGCGGTCGATGGCGCCGTAGATGGGTGCCTCCTGAAGATTTGTATCAATGGCACGACGTAATCGGTTGCTATGTTTCGTCTGGAGCGCAACGAGCTTTGGGTCAACTACCGCCTTCTTGCCCTCCGGAGCAAACAGCTTGCGGAAGTTTTCGGGCGTCGCCCCCTTTTGTTTTAGAAGCTCCAGATCGATCATTGCGATTCGCCAGTTTGTGAAGTTTTCCCCAAAGCACTGCCGGGATTTCCGATGGTAAAATTTCGGACCACAATTTTAGGTCCACCATCGTCATCGCCGAATGCCCATTTAATTTGATCTCCAACGGCAGCTTGTTCTGCCATTGCAAAATCGAAAAACGAAATTGCCCGCGCTCCTCCCGCAACCGTAAGCGTTTTGCGCGAACGGTGAAGTTTACCGTGCCGTCCTCGTTTATTTGAAACTCCCACTTGAGCTTTGGGCATTTGGATTCTCCAGAGAATTTCTGGCTCACTTTTTCTTGCCCATCATCGCGACAACTGCGATGGGCTTTTCGCCTTCGGCAGATTCGTCCGGGGCCGAGGCGTCAGCGGAATCTTCGGAGTCGTCAGCGGGGCCGCACTTCGCCTCGTCAGGCTCAATCTCTGAAACCGACACGGAGAGGTTTTCGCCGTCGTTGGATTTGACGGTGCCTTCGAGATAATTCAAGCAAACGCGATCCCCAACCTTGAGGTCTTTAAGGGAGTCGGCGTCGCTACCGGACAAATCCACGTTCAAGTCAGTCATATTTTGAAATCACACCGTTGTTGACATTGTAGTCGGCTTGCCATACACTGTCGCACAGCGAAATGAATCGTGCAAGTGCGACACAAAAATGACCCGTGATTGAGCTTCCTCCAGAACTAGCCAGCCTGAACATCCAGCCCCCTTGGGGTGAGGAGTATCGCTACCAGCGATTTGTCATTAACGAGAACGGCGAAGCGTACCCGCTGCTCTCAATAAAGGGCTACGGCCTGTACAATTCCACAAAGCGGCATATCCTTGCCATTGGGACCAGGAAGGCTTCGAAAAGCATATGCATAGCAAACAAGGTGGCGCGTCATTTGTGGGAGACGGATGGCGCAGTGGTCGCGGTCGTCTGTCGCTCGATTAAGAACGCAAAAATTGGTGTATGGAAAGACTTGGTGAATTTTGTTTTACCGGGATGGGAGAATGCCGGTTGGGGATTCAAGATTGAGAAAGTTGGCGTGGACGGAGTTTCAAAAATGGAATACGTCCGGGTCAGGAATCAGCATGGAACAATTAGCGAGGTGCAACTTCATTCCTGTGATTATGCTTTTGCGGCTCCTGAGAAGTTCAAGGGCGCTCGCTTCTCGATGGTTTGGATTTCAGAGGCCGACCAATTTGAGGATAGAATTTTGTTCGATTCACTCTGTGACCAACTTCGCGTTCTCGGACTAGATTTTTCCAAACATCAAATTATCGTCGATTGTAATTGGCCAGAAGAAGGATCGGACAGCCATTTATTTTGCATCTTTGAGGAGGGGAAAAATCCAGACTCAAAATATTTTCGTGACAACTACCACGACGAGTTTGAGATTCGTCTTTTTTCTCTTTACGAAAATCCATTCCTCGACCCTCGCGAGAAGGATGACTTGAAGCGTAGGTACGCACACGATGTCATTAAATTTAAAAGGCTCGTGGATAATCCCACTGGAGAGTGGGCAAAAGATGTTTCTGCTGGTCATTTCGATGATGTCGTGCTGCCCAATATTCATTTCATAGGCAAGTGCGAAGGATCAGACAAATCTAAGTGGGAGGTAATCACGCCTGAAAAATCTTCGATTACCCTTTACACCGGAAACGATCCTGGTGGGGTCAACAATCACGCTTGCTCTTTCATTTGCACGCACCGCAATCCTCAAGATGAGATTGTGTTCAGTGTTTTTGATGAAGTCGTATCAGTTGGCACAAATCTCAATGTAAAGAAATTCGCGTACGAAGTTTTTGAGCGCGTAAAATTTTGGACGGAATGGATCGCAAAAGACAACCCCGGAAGGCCAGAGGTGAAGTGGTACCATTTTGCAGACGACTCGGTGGTTGGTTACGATGCAAGAGCGCACCGCACAGACGCTCAGATTTTCAAGGATGTTAGTGGTGGCAAGATTGACCTTATTCCAGTGGAAAAAGGACAT